TTTGTTCAGCTTTGATGATTTCCAACTCATTATTCAATAATTGAGCGAAGATGAGATAATCCATTTCCCAAAAGTCTTTCAAGGTTAAGCCCATACCCTTGACTCTTCTTGTGAGCAAAAAGTATTCATCTATGAACTGTTTCTCAATCAGTTCACTTGGCTTTTCCATAAAAGTATCAGTATCTTCGCTAATCGGATTGAAAGGATTGCTTTGCCTCTGCAATAATATTCTGCTTGACAAACTTCTCAACATCTTTAGTAGAAGCCCCAAGACTCAACATCTTCTTAATACTTGCCAATAACCTAATAATAGTCATATCACTATCATCTGCATTAGCAACAAACTCTTCCTTTGTAATACCATCAAGTTGCAACTCTGCAAGTTCACCATACTTATCCAACACATATTGTCTGATGGCTTCTATCTCTTTCTTATGTTTCTCATCAAGGGCTTCGCCTTTTTCGATGAGTTTTCTTCTTTCATTGCCTAAATCAATCAGTTGCATACTGTATTTGGTGATGTTATCCAAGTCATCATCGCTTGGCTCTTCTTTCTTGTTGATTGCAGTTACGATGTTATGGATTGATTCGATTTGAGTATCTATCGCTTCTATATCTCTTTCAATTGCTTTTGCCTTGTCTGTGATTGGTTTGTACTTTTCTTGCTCTGCCTCAATGCTCTTTTGATGTTCTAATATTTGTGCATTGGTGCATCTTTTGAACTTGTACTTTTTACCACAAACTTCTATACTGTTTTTAGAAAATTCCATTATCTCATCTCCTACTCATTTAAAAAAAAAGTGGCTACACCGAAGTGTAGCGAATTATATGTAAATATCATAAATTTAAGGTTCTGTGTCTTTGATCCAGTAGTAATCCATACTGGAGTCATCACCAGTATTGGAAGATGAACTGCTTGTACTGGATTGTACACTTTGGGTTGCTTGTGCAGTTCCCCAATGTAAATCTTCAAGTTGGCTTAAAATGTCTATGTTTACTGGTGATACAGTTCCATTATTCACAAGGTTGTACTCAACTTGAATGGTCTTGGTTTCATCACCACTCAAATCAGACCAAGCCTTTATAATCTCAACTTTTGGCAAGTACATTGCAAAGGATTCGTAGACATCTGCACCACTAACCTTACCAAGTTTACGATTAGTACCAGTAATCAAGATTTCTGCGAAATAGTTATTTTCAGTAACCATATCTCCATCATTTACACCAGTATACCACTTGTCGATAAGGTGTTGAGATTTTTCGTTCCATTGGATCTCCAATTCACCATCGTTCTCAAACTTACCCTCATCTTTCATTGCTTTACCAAATGGTGTACCAAGACAAAGGAAGTCCTCAAGGTTGGTGTTGAATGAGTTACTGGAACTGACTACACAACCATAATCGTAGGTTGCTAACTCTTGCTCTTCTAATTCGTTTAATCCAACTCCGAAATCTCCAATGTAAATGTGAATGTTCTGAACACCAAGTTTGGATAAACTTTGTCCTACTGTTCTTACTGGGTTTGCTTGGTTAAGGATTGGTGCATCACTACCGAAAGTGTAGGTTAAGTTAATACCATCATCACTTATTTCATATTCCAATTCACTCATTTTTGCATTATCGTAGGTAATTGCATCGTTCTCTACTGCTCCATAACCATTGATGATAGTAGCGATTGGTAATGGTGATGGGTTTACAAGGTCTTGGTAGAATTTCCACTCATAGACATTACCACTACCAGTTCCATCCAATTGAACTGTTTTCTTCTCATAAGACCCAAGTAGCATATACCATCCATCTTCAAAGAACTCACCAAACATTGCTTTTTGTTCCCATTGTGGCTCTGCACTTGCACTTGTCCTATCTGAAGCGATAACAATGCTCTTTGAACCATCGTGGGCTTCCCAATCATCTGTTTCGACATTTGGCTCTCCCTCAAAGGCAGAACCTCTTGCCATAATTCCTCCACGAACTGGAAGTGATGGGTATTCACCAGTCTGCTCATCTTTTTCCTTTAAAGCAATAGACCAGTAATGAAATGATTCGTTAAATCCAGTCATCTTATTCTTTCTCCTTTTCATCTGCTACCTTTTTAGGTGCTTTCTTTTGCTCAACATACTCAAAGAAACCAGTTTCCATACATCTATCCACGATTTCATTAGGAATATCGTAGACTTTACCTCTTTCTAACACTTCATCTGCTCTTACAACACGATAATGTATGAGTTCCAAGATTTTTTGTGGTTGAGCATTATATTTAAGTTTCAATCTAATACATCTCCATTAATAATTATAACACATATTCCATTTCATACCTTACAGTAATCACATTCGCAAAGAACTCATCTTCATAATCTTCACGAAATGCTTGTTTATATACACTTATGATTGGCATAGCACCAACAAACTTAAGGTTTTGCAACTTTGGATGTAAGTCTTGCCAACTTCGTTGAACATTCAAAGACTTCAATACTGACTCTTCAAAATCCCAAAGTTCCTCAATCAAGACATCTGTATCTTGGGTATAAGTGTACAGTTTGATGTCGAAGTTACGATAATAACTTCGGCAATCCATCATTGTGCTTAAGACCATTCCTTTTTGCTCTGAATTGTCATCACCATACTTGACATCAAAGCAAATCAAGGGCAAATCACGATTGGCATTGATAGTATAAGGGTCAAAGTAATATTGCAATCCTTTGTAATCTCCCATATTCTCATCATCAGACTCAAAATACTCTGCGATGGATTCAAGGATTTCCCTTAATACACTCATACATACCAACTTCCTTTATAGTATTTCTTTGATTTGCTATTGCACCTTGTCTTGCAGTTAGGGTCTACATTACAAAATTGAGTCCAACCAAGTAATCGTAGGTTTGGATCACCATAACCATTACTTGCCATATAGTTTTCAATGAAAGCATCTATTTGTGCAAGTAGCCTATCTGCATAGTTTCGGCTTAATTGAGTACCATCCCCCATTGTTTTTCCTTGATTCTCCCATTGGATTAACCAAGAAAAGGCACTTGCACTTTTGTAGCATAAGTGTTCTAATTGTGGTGGTATTTCATCCCAACTGTAAGCACGAAGTTTATTCATAATATAGTTTTTGCCAATGATGATTTGCTCATCTAAATCTTCCAATGTGATGTTGAACTGGTCTGTCCTTGCAACCAAGTTACATAAGTAAAAGTCATCTACTGCTTTACTGAACTCAAGGTTAATGCAGAATACTGATGAAATCCATCGGTTCTTTTTCTGCATACTTGTGTTGGCTTTCCTTACCAAGTATCTGAATTGATGGTAACCATCTTCGTTGATAACAGTATCTTCGTGGCTAATATCCTCTGCTTTTAATTCAACTTGGTTCACTACACCACTTCTTGTATTACTGAAACCAATTGTTAGGTCTGATGGAGTAATTGTTTCGTTGGAATAAAACAATATTTCAAAGTAATCAATATCATTATAATCCCTAACTGATGGCAAGTGAATACGAACCTTTGAATCTGCTTGGATATTCTGAATATGTAAAGAATTGTCAAAGTCAGAATGATGATCCTCTACCAGTTCCACATCTTCGGAATGTTCTATACTGTCTGTTTCATCAAATTCGTAAGGGTATTGTCTGTCTATATGTGTTTCTCTTAACCATTGGAGAACCTTATAATAATCTTCCATCTTGTTATCCATAGGATTGTCCTCCAATTATGAATGAAAGGTAGTTAATCACCTTAACTACCTAAAACATCTTCAACTTTAACCATTCTTTTACCATCTTCAAGTGCATAAGTTCCTACACCAGTAGTGAATTGCATAGTGATGGTTGGTTCGGATTGTCTGTCAGAGTCATCGTACTTGAGTACATTGATTAATGGGTAGTATTTGTCATATACACCAGTTACTGGAACTTTTTGAACTTTAGGGTTGAAATAATCCAAGTAGAAGATTTGTAAGGATGGCATATCAGTACAAAATGCTAACAATTCCTTGTCATCCATAGTTTTTCCACCCCAACTGAAAGTCATTCCACCGACTTCAAATACATTGTTTAAGCCTAATCCAGTTTTTGGGAAAGTGTATTCCATACCTTGAACTTCTGCTTTGATTTCCAATTCAGTTAATGCTTTTAATCCTAAAGCACAATGGTTCATATTGTAACCATCTGCCATTTTGAAGTTTCTGATTTTGGTAATGTCTGCGATGATGTCTTTAATTTCTGCAGTAGTCCAGTTGTTGTGTAATCCATATTCGGTTGATTCATCGGTTGCACTTGCTACTGCACTTTCGTAGACATTGTTATCAATTTCTTCTGCAAGGTAGTTGGAGATAGGAGTCATCATATCGATGATAGATAATTCTTTTTCTCTTAAATCTCTCATTTCAACTTCAAGTTCGATACCATATTGTTCAAGTCTAAATCCTTGTGGGGTTACTTCGGAGTATCTGACTCTACGAAGCCCAGTACCCTCTGCCATTAACTTTTTCTTTCTTCCTTTAACAGATTTTTCGACTTCTTCACCTTTCCATACATCAGTAACTGTAATTTGTTTATCGCTCACCTTTTCGGTTGGGAAGAAACCTGCAAGGTTGAACTTTCCAAAGGTGTCTTTTCTAATCTTTGCAGTATATAAACCACCATAAAATTCCTTATTTACTCTCTCTAAAGCATTTGCCATAAATAATCATCTCATAAGTATTAATCTTGTAAAAAATTTTGTAATAATAATAATCTTTAAATCTATTCTGCTACTGGGATTTTATCCTCAATCATATTCACAATAATGTAGCCACCCTCATTAGCAGTTTTAGACTCTAATGCTTGTACAAAGTGGGAATCACCCTCATACTTATCAACACCATCTGCATAAGTAGTAATTGCAAGGTAATCACCAACTGCAATAGCACTATTATTATCTGCTAATGGTAATTGCATTTCACCTTTTCTTAACTTGAAAGCAGTAACATATCTCTTGTAACTACCATCAGTAATTGCTTGTTGTGGGAAAGCACCACTTGGGAACTCTGCCTCATATTGAGTCATATGAGTAGCCACAGTAGTAGCACCTTTAACACATAAGTCATCAGTCAAATCAAACTCCAAAAAGGATTCTGCTAAAATAGGGGAAGCGAATTTGAAAAACTTCTGTTTAGCACCATTAATAGTAGAATAACCAGTATCTACACTAATATTCCCCTCATTACAAACATAAGTTCTGCCCTCTTCTTTTTCAAAGAAAGTACCTATTACATTTCCAGTTGCCATTATTTAAATCTCCTAAAATGTCATATATAAGAATGTGTTGTTGGGTAAACCTTTACCAATGGGTATTTTCTCTCTCCCATTTCTCAAAATACTCTTGTGAGTATTCATCAACTTGATCTTCTTTTGGTATGTCATCTGCATCTCCATCAGTTATTGTATCGACACTTTGACTACCAACTGCTTTAACTGGTTCAGTTACAATCTTGGTATTCTTCATATGCTCCAATTCTTCAACACTAAACTTTTGAAACATTTCCATACCTTTTGCATCATCGCCAACAATCTCCTTGATAAGTTTCTCTTTCGCTTTCGCTTCTTGCTCACGAAGTCTATCAGAGTCTGCCTTGTAAGTTTCTGCATTGGCTTTTAACTCATCAAATTGTTTCTGCAATGCCTTGAACTCATTAAGAGTTTCATCACTACTTTTGGATTTCTCTCTCAACTCCTCCATCTGCTTTTTAAGGATACCAATCTCTTCTCTCTGCTCTGCAATGGTTTCCTCTTTCCTATCGAGCATTGCTCTTAATTCATCACTCACCTTATCCATCTCCTCTGTAATACTATTATATAAAATATTACTTCTTGGGTTCTTTGTCAAACCCACCGAAGTCATAGTGAAATTTCTTGGTTCATAATAATCTCCCATATCCACCAAGTCACAGTCAAAGACTGGGCTAAACCCATTCCCAGTAATATCAATATCAGATGGCTTATTAGCATACAATACACCATTCTCATACTTGAAATTACTTAAAGAACCAAGAATACTATTAGAATGTTCATCAGTTACATCAACACTTTGTGTATCACTTGCAATCTGCTTAAGAAAATTCTCTTTATACATAACTGGCTTATCCAAACCAATATCAGTATAATTATACATTCCCATCTGCCAAACCTTAATCATCTCTTCTTCCATTCACATCACCAAAAACGATTTTATTATATTCGGCAGTTGCTCTTGCACTAACTGGCTCAATGCCACACCTACCATTCATATGGTCAAAAGGCAACTCATCCAAAGGTCTTGGTGGCTTTCGCTCCTCTGCTCTGCACCAAAAACAAACTTGACTATCACCTTGAGTAACCCACTTATAAGTGGCATCCTTACCATACTTGAAATCATACACACTTCTTCTGATCTTCTGAAAACCCATACCAGTTCCATACTTAACTGTATTCTTAACTCTTTTGATGGCTTCTCTCAATTTAGGTTCTAAATTAAAAGAATCCTCATCCCCCATATCCTTTACAACTTGTATGTTAAGTTTCACCTCATTACGAAGATTGGTTATGATGTTCTTGATGGTGGTTTCCATCACTTGCTTTGTAATCTTCAAATCATATTTCAGATTAACCAGTTTATGCTTATTAGTGGGAACATCTTGAGCCAATAATTGATTCTTCCTTGTTGCATTTGCATACTTTTCAAATTGCTTTTCATTTGCTTGTAGCAACTTCTTTTCTAATCGTTTGCAATCATCATCAAAGTGTTTTTCAATGTAATTATATGGCTTGGATGAGTATTTTTTAGTGAAATCTTGCAATAACATCATTATTGCCAACCCATACTCTTTCTCATCCAAATCGCCATCGTACTCCTTGTAATCAAACAAATCTGCAAGATTAGTAAGTAGGTCTGCCATCGCTACCTACCCCTATATCGTTGTTGCTCTCTTGTGATGTTCGGCACATCGTGATTAATATTCGTACTACTTTGTGGGTTCTTCACGATAGAAGTTCTGCCATTCCTATCCAAATCCTCTTGACCTTTCTTCACAATCGGCTTATGCAATGAGTTAGGGTCAGTTTCCTCATCTAATAATTGGGCTTCCTCATAATCATCCATTTCAAACTCAATCCAACACTCTCCCTTGATGTTCTGCAACTCAAGTTCCTTGTCAAAGAGTTTCTTAATATACTTTGCAACCCAATCACGATTATACTCCAAGAACAAGACCCTACCAGTAGTCTTTGAGTCTAATTGGATGTCGGCAGTAGCACGATTACTGGATTCGCTTGAGAAGACTGCTTCGGGTGTATTGAGGGCTATATAGACTTCTTTTTCAAAATACTTGATGTAATCTTGGATTTGAGGCAAACTACCACCTTTAAGGAGTTCAACTTCAATTCCATAAGGTAAAATCAAGCAACCTTTCATATGGTAATTGTTCACCACTTCTGCAACTTCATCTCTTGCATCCTCATCCAAGTAAGTGTTCATCTTGTTCTCATTTCCCATTGTAACTGATATAATATTACTATTCTTATAAACAGTTAAAGGCATCTGCTCTCTTAACACTCTCTTGTAGTAGATTGGTTCTAATGCACCACCCATCAAGGCATTGGCTTTACCATCTCTCTCCAAATATTTCATATGTTGTATTTCATCTAACTCATAGGATATTTCCATTTCAGTCAGATCCTCTTCCAACTCATCAAACTTCTTACGAAGCCAACCCTTATTGGTTCTTGCATTTTTCTGAATCACTTGCTTGTAGCCACAAACATCACCATTCTCATCGAAGATTACCTTGATACGATAATCAACACCATCATAAGCCAAGAATGTAGGCTTGATATGGTTCTCAACGATACGAAGATGTTGGAACACATCACCATCGACAAAGCCTTTCCAAAGGATATTATCAATGATGTTATCCAAATCCCAAACTTCAGACATCTCTTCCAAATGTTTTACTGCCTTATCATTATCTCCACTTATGTACCATTTGGTATTGGTCTTTGTCATCAAATCCATCAAGATACCTTGTGCTTGACTATCGTGAACACTTGCAAATCGGCGATTCTTAACAGTATTACGAACCCTTGATGGAGTAGCCTCATACAAATCAACCTTATCACACTTACGATAATGGTCTTTCCTATCATCAAGACCCACTTCGTAAACCTCATTAGGATGACTATTCAACAATACTTTACTTGCTTTCGCAATCCTTTCATAAATTCCTATAACTCTCACCTCCTCCATCAATAACTGTAAATCCTCACACTATCTTTATACTGCCTATCGGCACTTAATATACCTACTGTTCCATAAATACCATAACCAAGAGCATCCATACTATGGTCATCGTGTTTAATCGGCTTATCTATATCATTACCCTCTTTATCCTTTTGATAACAATAAGATTCAATCTCACGAATTGTATTGGTGCATCGCTCTGCAATGTGTAAAGTGCAACTCTTAACTGCTTCAATCTTTGCATCAACATTCTTAATCCCACCAATCGCATTGAAACCATAATCACAAAACTCTTGGATTCGGTCGGGTTCTGCACTATCGCAGTATACTGTATCGACTTGATTAGGGTTGAGATTATACTTTCTCAACAATTTGATGACTTCGGCTATGAACTGGTGATTAATCAAGTTCCTTTCATAGACTTCATCAATGACATAACATTCACCATCAAGCCAACCCAAAAGCAAGAAACAAGATGGATTGTTGAAACCGAAATCGCAACAACCAGTATAATACTCAAAACCTTTTGATGACTCCTTAATATCCCAATGTTGATATATTAAGCCCCCACTATCTTGCCAAAGCCCTAAAGTGAGCCTAACATAGTTTTCCCAGTCAAATTTCTTCCTTTCCTCTGCCATCTTAATGTACTCTTCACCAACAAAACTATTATCAGTATAATGGAAATGGATAATCTCAATCTTCGGATCATCACGATGCAAATGAAATCTCTTGTAAATCCAATGTGCTTTAGTGGATGGAGTAATCACAAGTAAAAGTTGCCCATAATCTTTCATACTGGCTTTACCCCTTACCCTTGACTCCAATTCGTTAAAAACATCTTTAGAAATCTCTTCTGCTTGTTCTACATACACATAATCAAGGTTTAGACTCCTAATCTTCTGTGGGTCATCCAATCCTTTAAAGGAGATAGTAGAGCCAGTAGGGAAAGTCATAACTCCCTCTGACTTGTTTTCCTTATAAGGAATTTGGTAATTATCAAGGGCTTCACGAATCTCCAACCAAGCAGTCATCCTTAAACTTGGAAGAGTCTGCCTAAAGACACCAATTCTTGCATTATTATGAGTAAGAGCATACAAGATAACCTTATGAACTGCAAAGATAGTCTTACCACTACCTGCACTTCCCTCAACCAACAGATACTTATGCTTATCGTTAATGTATTTTTCTTGTTTCTCTGTCAGTTTCCATTGAATTGTAGCCATCTACTCACCTTATTCATCTTTTCTGTCTTCCTCAAGCAGTTTCTTCTCCTCTTCACCAAGTTCATAAGGAGATTTAGCAGTAGAAATCTCCAATTTAAAGTCATTATCAGTTTGAAGTGCCATCTGCTCCCTCTTACCAAACCTATTAGGATATTTTCTCTCCAAGATCCAAGCCGAAGAAAGCCAGTTGCCTTGATCTATCGCATTAGTGTAAATCACATTAAGTATATCCATTTCAGCTTGTGCCTCACACTCTGTAACCCTATCATAAAAAGTCTTATAAGGTTCAAGCCCTTGCTCACCTTTCTTCTTCCAAAGATAATAAGTGGGAACACTTATGCCAACACTCTTACAAACAGTAGTGATATAATTACCTTTCAACACCCCCTCACAAATCTTATCACAAACAACTTTCGATAACTTTTGAGGATGTGTATCTCCTTTAGTCCTACTCATCTCCTACCACCACTCAATAAAAAAAATTTTTCAGATAAGATGCACTAAACCATCAACAAGCAAAACAACAACACCAACTGCAACACCAGTCAATATAGCATTTCTTGTAATGTTGCTCTTCTGTTCTTGTTGCAACATCTCATCGTGCCTAATCATAATCTCTGTCAATCTCTGTATACTCTTCGTATTCTCTGCAAGAGCATCACTATAACTGTTCAACTCTTGCTTAATCATTTCAGTTTCAGTTTCCAGTTTAATGAGTCGCTTTTCCATTATTGCTCATCTCCAACTGGATCAACTTCATACTCTTCATTCAATACTGTTTCTTCACAATTGCAGTTGCCATCACACTTGCCATTACCCAAAGCTTCAAATGTATTCGGATGCTTTGCACTATACAACACCAATACAATACTGACTAATGCAATACACAAAGCACTAAACTGGTCTGCACTCAAATACTGGGCAAGATAAGGTGAAAGCACACCATAAATAAGAACTGCAATAGTGGAAACATTGTTTTTCCAATCATCAGTCAATTATAACCAACCCTTATTCTTTTTTGCGATGGTATGCACATAAATAAAGGTGAAAAAAGGTAGGAGATGGTGAAAAAATATGATAAAATTGCATACCATCGCAGAAAAAAATTCACTTGTGTCCTTTAATCATCAGCTTCCTATTCGGAATGTTATGCCTATATGTCTTATGCCTTGTCTTAATCTTACTGTATCGGATATGCACCCCTCTCCTTGCCTCTGATGGTGCAGAAAATGGGATCACATTATCCACCTTTTCCAAGCCACAGTATTGAACTGCACTTGACAAGACCAAACCACACCTACTGCAATAGGTTTCCTCACGGACATAATCCCTTGTGAATGTGGTGTTTTGACATATAGGACAACATTTAGTTTCCTTTTCAGTAAAAATAATCAGTAAAACATCTCCTTATCGTGTAGTGTGGAAGAAATATAACTCCCAAATTAGTGTTACTATATATTTTAGACTTGAAAGTATATAATACAGTTGAAAAAGTATAATTGCAATTGTAAAAAAATACACTTGAAATACTACTATTGCAAATGTAAACCCCACACAAAAAGACAAAAAAAGATACCAAGAATGACAAAAATTCAACAAAAAAAGATGAAAATCACACAACTTTTAACAGATTTTGCACAACTTTTGACAGATTTCGTAGATGTTTTGTTCGTTCGTAAACATACGAAATTGTGGGTTCATACAAAAAACAATATAAAAAAATAAACAAACACACAAAAATCGAAACCCACAGACTGAACAATGTTCAAAAAAGGCAAAAATTAGTTCACTTGGAAACCAATATATGCAAACACCACCCCACCACCACACACAACAACACCACAAAACAATAAAATAACATTAAAAATATTATTTTATTACATAGTAGCCATATATAGCAGAGGAAGAAACATAAAATAAAAAATATACTATAATAATATATAATAACAGAAACTATATAAAACAGTCGCACCACCACACACCCCCACCACAATGAAAAAACAATCAAAAACCAAAAGAAGAACAATAAAAACCAAAAATCGTGCAAACCCCACAGAGCGACACCCCACCCTCTGTTTTAAAAATTTCGGCACTTAAAAAGCTTTATTTTAATAAAAAAAGTAAATAGGATCTTTTATTTTATAGTATATTGTTATAATATATCATAAAAAATAATAGTATATTGTTGATCCTTTTTAATAGATTCTTTTATGTTGATCTTTTTATTAATTAATTATTATTATAACTATTAAATTTTTTATGTTTTATTGCATATAGTTATTTATTATTTTTTATATTTTTTTATTGTTTATTTGTTATTTGATATATATATAATAATACTTTTTTATTGTTTTATTGTATTTGTTTTATATTATTGTATTTGTGTGTTATTATTTGTATTGTTTTATTGTTATGTATTGTTTTAATTAATCATTATTTTAATTTAATTTATAGTATATTGTTTTATTATTTTTTAAAAATAGTTATTTTTATAACAATTGTTATATTATTGTTTAATAAAAAAAGGATCAAATAGTATTATACTATTTGATTAAAAAAAGTTTTTATTATTTTATTTAATTCTTTATTTAATTCTTTATTGTTAAGATCAACTATATATATATAGTTTTTATTTATTTGTATTAATTCTTTTATTAGTTTTATTTTATAATCATTAATGAATAAAGAATCATATTTTAATAAATATTGCAATATAAAACAATATTTAAGTATATTATATAAATTCTTTTTATTGAATTGAATCACCTTTAATATTTTAAATTGTTTATATCATTAATTAATAGTTCTTTTATTAGTTTAGTTAAGTTATTATTAGTATTTGATCTTAAATAATTGTTATTTGTTATTATTGATTCTATTAAGTTTATTTGTTTATTATAGATATTATCATTATATAATAATAAATCTATTAAAAGATCAATATTATAATATAAATCTAATGTATTATTGCTATTATTTATATTGTTTATTAATAAGTTTAGTTTAGTTTTTAACATATTGCATCACCTTTATTTTAATTTTTATATTTAAGTTAATAATTTTTTTATTAACTTTTTAAACTATATAATAGGATCATATAGTTTAAAAAAATAATAAAAAAAGTTTTTTTAAATATCTTTAAATTTAAACTTTTTTAATTTTAAATTGTTATATTTTAAGAATTTATATTTATTAAAACATTTATAATATTTTTTATTATATCTTTTTTTATTCATATTGCATCACCTTTATATTATGTTTAAATAATTGTTTAATTCTATACATATTTTATTTAATTCTTTAATATTTGTATTATATTTTATATTATTGATTAAATCATTAATGTATAAATGATTAACATATTTATAACTATTTAAAGAATCGGCGTTATTAATATAGAATTTATTTTTATTTATACCTTTTTTTATAAATTCATTAACATTTATCTGTTGATCCTTTATAATGATATATCTATATTTTAAAGCTATTTGTTTTTTAATTGTTTTTATAGCTGATTCTATATGTTTTAATAATCTTTGATCTTTAGATATTATAACATATGTTTTTATACCTATTGAATCAAATAAGTTAATATTATATCTTAATTCTATTCTTAATTGATCATATTTATTTATATAAGAATTTATTATTAATTTATTCTTATTTTTATTAATATCTTTTAGTAATAAATTATTTAATATATGTAATAAACTTTTATTGCTATTTGTTTTTATTAAATCTATTTTATGTATTCGATTAAATCTAATATATATTATATTTTTATTCATTATTGCATCACCTTTTATTTTTTATTTAAAGTTAATTTTTTTATTAACTTTTTAAACTATATAATAGGATCATATAGTTTAAAAAAATAATAAAAAAAGTTTTATAAAAATTTTTTAATCTTTTATATTTATAATTTTTAATGTTTTATATTTAGATTCTAAATAATAAAGATCATAATTATTATTGTTTAAATATAATCTTAAATAAGATAATATATATTTATATAAACTATTTTTATTAAATAAATTATTAAATAAAAAGTTAGAATCATATAAATAAATAGTAATACTATTTTTATTAAATCTTATATTTTTTATAAAATTATATGTATTTGTTTTATCTTTATTTTTTAAAAATTTTAAAAATTCTTTATTGTTTATATTCATATTGCATCACCTTTTTAAAAAAAAAATTATAAAAGATCCTATTAAAATATTTTAATAGGATCAATTTTTAAACTTTTAAATTGAATGTTTTTTAATGTTTTATTTTTATTGTTACTATATGTTTTTATAATGATAAATTCTATATTATTTATTTTATAAGTTAAATAATGTTTAGTAACTGTCTTTAGTTCTTTTATTTGATCTTTTATTAATTCTAATCTTTTATTGTTTAATAGTTCTATATGATGATTTAAGTTTATAAATGAATCATAAAAATTATTAGGATCAATATTTTTATATTTTATATTGTTTTTAAATTCTTTTATGTATTCTAAAGAATAATATGTATTTTTATATTCTTTTATTATTGATTCTATTAAATCAATATTAATATTATTGCTGTTAGTTATTTGATCAAATAAATTTAAATTAACATAAATATTATAATAATCATTATAATGTTTAATATAACTTAAATGTTTATTTGTAGTAACTGAGTAATTTTTATAATATGAATCTATTAATAAAAAATTGTTATATTCAATAGCTATTAATGAAGTATAACTAAAATAAAGATCAACATTATTTATATTTATACTATTTAATTTATTATTCAAAGATCCTATATTGTGTTTAAATTTAATCATATTGCATCACCTTTTTAAAATTTTTTTAACTAATAGTTTTTATTAGTTACTTTTATTTATGTTTTTATAATATATAAAGTTTACTATTTTATTGTAATAAAAGGATTAAAAAAAATAAAGATCCTATAAAAAAAAGTTTTTAAGAATATATATATTTAATATATAAATGATATAAATATTTATATTCTTTATTAAAATTTAAAGATTGATTAATTATTATTGATATTAAAATATAATAATTAATTAAAAAGATCAATATATTAATATATTTATTCATATTGCATCACCTATTTTAATTAATAATTTACTTAATATTATAAATAAATAAAAAAATAAGATCAATATATAAAAGTGATTCATATTGCATCACCTTTATATTTATAATATATTACTGATTCTTTATTTTTATTTAAACTTAAAGGATCATATTTTTTATTATATTGATCTTTTTTATATGGTATAAAGTTATTTTTTAAATAGAATTTATTATTAGATTCAAATGAATCCAATATAATATTATAATCTTTAGAATAGTTTTTAATAACATATTGCAATAATAAAGATCCGTAACCTTTTTTAATACTTATTAAACTTTTTAATTCTATAGTATTATATTTAATCCTACTTAAACAACATATAGCAATATTGTTAATATTTAAATAAACATTAAAATTATAATGTTTTTTTATTTGATCAACTTTAAATTTATTATTGTTATCTAATCTATTATATAAATAATTAAATTGATCTTTATATTCTTTATAATTGATTCTTTTTATTTTATTATAGTTTATTTTTTTATTCATATTGCATCACCTTTATTATAAAGTTAATTTTTTTATTAACTTTTTAAACTATTTAATAAAAGATCAAATAGTTTAAAAAAATAATAAAAAATTATAATGATTCTAAAGAATCAATAATAATAGCTTTTATTATATATGAATCATGTTCATTTAATTTATTAAATTTATAATAATCTAAGTCTATTAAAATATTATTTATTTGATCTTTATTTGAATCGGTTACTTTAATATTTTTAAGTTTTAATTCTATTTGTTTAATAAATTCTTTTTTATTTAAATATTGCATATTGCATCACCTTTTTATTTATTTGTACTAAACTTTAAGTTTAGTTACTATTATTTATATTTTTATAATATATAAATGTTACTATTTTATTTTAATAACATTAAAAAATTAATTAAAACATTAAAAAATAACTAATTGATATATATAAACTTATTTATAAAATACTATTTTTAATAAATGTTTTATTAAATTAAATAATCAATTAATTAAATTAATACTTTATTGATTAGATTAAATAATTTAATGTTTTATTGCAATATTTTTAATTAAAAAGATCCTTTTTAAAAATTTAATAAAGTATTACTAACTTATTAAAAAAGTATTACTATTTTAAAGATCAAATAAGTATTACTAACTTATTAAAAAAGTATTACTATTTTAAAGATCAAATAAGTATTATTAAAATATTAAAAAAGTATTAATTATTTGTTGATCCTATTATAATATGATACCTAACAGGGTATAGTATAAAATTTTATAAGTTTTGGGGGGTGGGGGGATCAAGTGGGGGTAGTGGTGAGATCTTGGGGGATTAAGCTGTGGGGGGGTCAAAGTTTGTACCCAAGCCCTACCCAATCCCTCGCTCGTGGGGGGGAGTACCCAAGCCCTACCAGTACCCAAGCCCTACCAGTACCCAAGCCCTAATCCTAATAGTACCCTTGCTTTAAAATAATATTGTTGAAAAAAAGTGTATGTTTAAAGGAGTTACCCTTGCTTTAAAATAAATATTTGATAAAAAATAGTAGTTTTAATTGGTCTACATATAGACCAATTAATATAAATCTTCAATGATTGGTGTTTCTATGATTAGCACATCCAATCCTATGAGTTTGTTAGGCAAGTGTATTCTGCCTATGTTTGCTCCTTGCTTTACTGTTTTTTTGTAGATGACATCTGACTCTACATTTAATTCATATTGTTGGTTTGTTTCGTTCCAACTGTGTTCTATGAATCTGTCGGTTACTGTTAGTTTCATTGGTATTGCTATCACTTCTTTGTCTACCCAAGCAGTATTTGTGTATGCTATTGCAGATGCACTTGATGTTGCTTTTACTCTGCTGAATTGGTATTCTTTGAATTTTAATTGTATGTTTATCTTTGTAATCTTAATCATCTCCTTTTGGAAATCGGTTTGAAAATCGGAACTTGCTATCGATTTGAAAATCGGAACTTGTAATCCATTTCAAAATTGGAACTTGTAATCGATTTGAAATTTGGAAATCGGTTTGAAAATCAGTTGGTGCAGTTGTTACTCACTTGCAGACTTGTAAAAAACCCATTGGTATGGGGTAAAGGTAATGCAATTTTTTTTAGTCCACAAGTGAGTAGCAACTGCACCAGTAAATTAGTGTTATTCTTCAAGGATCAGTTTGCCATCACCATAGTATACAATGTCTAATCCTTGTTTTACACAAGCTTCTACGATGTCGGCTATTGGTTCGTGTCTGCCGACTACACTTGCATCGTATTGGTTTTTGCTTATCTTTATTAATTGGTATCCTAATAATTCGATGTTAATCATCTCCATTTATTGTTTTTGTTTTTCTTTGTTTATATAGAAATCGGTTTGAAAATCAGACTATTTGATATTTTCTAATTTTCTATATAATTCCTCATATTCTTCTTTTAATTGTTTTTTGAATTGTTTTTCATCATAATATATTGTTATGATTAGTATTATGGGTAATATGATCCCAAATATTAATGCTCCAATGATATTTGTTATCATCTGAAATCAACTCTTAAATCGGTTTGAAAATCAAGCAAGGTTGCTAAAATAATAATAGTAACGATTACTTGTTTTTTCACTATAAATTATAAAACATTCTGTTTGGTTTGTTTTTCGGTGTTTGAAGTTATGGAAATCCTTGAAATTGTTTTTATGCAGTTTTAATGATTTCACATAATCTTTATCTGCTTTTAAGTATCTACTGTAATACATTTTTTAACTCCTTTTTTGAAATCGGTTTGAAAATCGGTTCATTCATTAAAATTCCATACACAATTTTCACAATAATCAGTACCATAAATATACTCACATTGGTTGCATAAAGGTTCAAGATCATCTATGCTACCATTGTAATTGTCGCAACCTATACAATGATGTGATTGGTAATCATATTTGCAACCTTGACATTCATTGATGATTTGGAAAACTTGTTCTAAAGTTTCCATTTCATCTATATCAAACTCTTCATAATTTTTGTTTTTTAATCTTTTTTCAAGTATTTGTATTCCACGATTAAATAAATCGAAGTTATCGTTGTAAGTGTCTGAATACTTGATTGTATCTATGCTTAAACTGTATGTTAATTCGTTTGTGAAAGTAACCACCTCTTTTTATACGAATGGGTTTGATCCATTAAGTACAAGTCTACCATACCCACCATTATCATAGACAATCTTTTTGACTATGTCTTGGAAATTTTTATGAAAATACAATCCTTTGATGTTTATTCCACGATAGACACATACTGGATATATTCGGCTTTCAGTAGGTATTCCTCTTGCTTCACATTCGGCTTCAAAGTTTTCCAGTTCAATATCCCAACCCACTACATTGAAGTAAGTGTCATCAGAGTAAGTGTTCTCTAAACTTTTGATGAAATCTTTGCATAACAAGTTAATCACCACCTAATTTGTCATATAATCCATCAACTGATCCATAACCCTCTTCTATGAGTATTCTTGGGGCAATGATTCCAGTATAATTTTCACTTCTGATTGTTAATGGTTGCCTATCATTGAATCTGATTGTTATAGGTTCTTTTGAGTTGAATTTCTTTAACAATTGCAAGAATGGTTTGTTGCTTAAATAATAATGATCTTCAATCTGATTGTTGTAATTGTCGCAGATTATATGCTTTGCAAATACAGTATACCCATCATCATAAAATTTGAACTCTATCTTGCCCTTTTTGAAGTATATGCAAGTGTAATGGTTCTTGTATAATTCCAATACCTTGAAGTCTTGCTTTTTAATATGGAATATTTTAGTTCCAGTTAAGAAGTAATCCAAATCTAAATTCAAATCGCAAGAGTCTTTGTATAAACTTGTAACATCATTGTTGCCAGTCCAACAAAGTCTTTCCTTATTGTTTTTAAGTTCAATTGTTGTTTGTTTGCTTATGAATTTTTTAAATGTTTTTGGATCATTTTCACCAGTAGTGGTGAACTTGTCTAATTGGTATGTGCCTTTGAACTCATCAGTATTTCCAAGTTTTAGGTAACTGATGTAAATATGCCCATAGTCAAAGAGTACCAAGTATAAGTTATTGTAACAGTCAGTATGCAAGTATAATGATTCGTTGGTGGTATCCCAACCACCAATGAATTTCTTTAATTGTTTAATAGTGTCTTTTTGTAATTTGAAAGTAACCATCTCCTTTTTTTAATTTTCAATCCATTTGTATATTTTTATACCATTTCTACAAGTATGTATTAATTGGTAATTTTTATCAGTTTTATAGTCATTATCATCTTCAACTAAATCCAACTCATTGTCAAAGAGGAAATTTTGTAAATTATAATTGATTCCACAATCATAACTTACAAGATATTCTGCTATTGCATCAATTTCATTGTTAGTATAATTTAATTTGTATAAATCTCTGTAATGTGTTCCAAGTGTTATTATATCCCACTCGGTTAAATTTGCAGTTGTATAATCAGTCATTTCTAATCATCTCCTTAAAATGTTTTATAGTAGATAGTTGCAATTATGCACTATCCACCTTTTGTCTGATAGAAGTTCCGAAACCCACTTCATAATAATCATAGTAAATATCGGAATCATCATAATTATAATAATCTACAATCTCATTGATCCTTGCCAATGTTTCATCAGTAAGGTATTGCTCTTTTTTGTACCTTTCATCTAAATGTTCGTATAATTGTGGATTGTCATACTGTAATCTTTCAAAGTCTGCCTTTTCACATAATTCCTCATAAGAGTATATGATGTCATCAGTTGCTTGTTTGCAAGATACAGTCAAAGATTGTCCTCCACTATACCTATGGATACGAACACTAAATTTGCAATCCTTACCAAATTCTTTCTTCAAGTCTTTCCTTACAAGTTTTGCAATGTCCTTAATGTCAAGGTTTCTCTCAAAGAACAATTGTTTTTTGGTCTTGGTTTCCTTTACTGGCTCTTCATCATATTGCTTGTCTGCAATATCCCAGTAAAGTTTTTCACTTGCATTGTCAATTAGGTTGTAATTGTCGGTTGAGTATTCTTCTAACCAGTCGGTTAAATCGTTTTTGATATAATCGGTTGTTTGGTAAAGATAGTTTCTGATGGATTGGATCTTTTGGGCTTCGGAGCAATCCACCTCGACATAGTGGCTATTTTCTTGACCCCAGTCCTCATCATCGTATCTTTCTTTTAAGTTTTCAAGATTGTATGCTAATAAATCATCAAATGCCTCTTCAACTCCGATGTCGAAGTTTGTGCTTATTACATCAGCTACGATGCTGATGGTTTCATTTGAACATAAGTAACAGCTCATTTTTAATCACCTTTTTAATTTTTTGTTGTTTTCTACAAGTTACTTGTAGTTACTATTATGTTGAACTTCATAGTATATAAAGTTTTCGGTAAAAATGGTTAAAAAAATAATAAAATTAGAAAGTGGATTGAAAATTGGAACATCTTTCTTTTGCAATGTTGTAGTAATCCTCATCTAATTCAATGCCGATGAAGTTCCTATTAGTTTGCAGACAAGCAACACCAGTAGACCCACTACCCATAGTGAAATCCAAGACAGTATCATTAGGATTGGAATGGATCTCCAACAAATGCTTAATCAAGGTTACTGGTTTCTCGGTAGGATGCTTTGTAACACCATAACTGCTCTTGTTAGGTGTTTCAAAGAAATTGTGCATCTCCTTTTGTTGCTTGAAATTGAAAGTCCAAGCAACCTCTCCCTTACTGCCTATCCAAGCATACTCACAAGCACTTAAGTAATTCACCTTTCGGAATGATGGAACTGGATTGGTCTTATGCCAAGTGAAGATTGTCCTTGTCCTCATACCATAATCCTTACCCATCCAACCAAGATAATTCACATCTTCCTTACTGAAGAAACTAATCATTGTGCCACCATCACGAAGCAAGTCTACACATAATAAGTACCACTCCTTTGTGAAATCAAGGAACTCTTGCCTCTCCATATTATCCCATTCACCGAAATCATAATTTACTGGCTTTTCTCTTCTCATTATAGGAGAGTCAAGTTTGCTCCTATCCCTATTGTCATTCAATTTGGATACATTGTAAGGTGGGTCAGTACATATCAAATCCACTTTTACACCTTTATTGATTAGTTTTTGCATTTCCTCAAGACAATCTCCATTTATTAGTTCTATAATAATTCCATCTCCTTTGCAATCAGTAGTAATTCTTCAGATTTGCTATCGTATTCGGTGGTTTCGATGACTTCATCCAAGTTTTCTAAATCGGTTTGTAAATCAGAGAGATAAGGCAGTTTGAGTTCTTTACCATTATCCAGTAGTAATCTGTTTGTGTAACTGCCACTAAATCGGTGATAGTCTTTTTCGCTATGTTTTTGCAATAATATCAGTAATCCTATTATGCTATCACGAAGTTCTTCGCTAATCAAGTATTCTGTCATCGAATAATCTCCTTTTGTTGAATAGTTTCTCTGATTTATCCATTGTATCGTGTACTGTGTTGAATTGGAAAATGAATGTGGATTGTTTATGACATACTGGGCAATGATGCTTGAATTGGTTTGAAAAAATAAACCTTAACTTCAGTAGCCAAAAGGGAATCCATTTGTCTGATCCACAATGGTTGCAATGCAAACGATATAATTTCCAAAGTTTCCCATCTTTTTCGTTTAATCGTTGCATTGGTATCGCTCCATCTTGGTATGTATGAAAGAAATTAATAGGGCTTCAAGGTGGTCTGCTCTACTGGTTCTTGGTTGCTCATTGCAGTAACTGACAAACTCTTCCAAGATATGTTTGTATTTTTGGGAATATGTTGCACCTATGATAACCACCTTTGAATAAAATATAATAATCCAACTAACATTAAACCAATAATCACTAATCCTATTGTATCATTCAATGTTTTCTACTCTCCTTTAAGTTTCATTCGTAACTGCTCATTCTCTTCTGCTAATTCCTTTGCCTTGTTTCGCCAGTAATCTCTGCTTATCTCTGTTTTCATTTATATTCACCATTTTTCGTTCCAATAATACTGGCTTGTCAGTCCAGTTTCCTACAAATGAGTCATTATATTCCCACTTTTTTTCCATTCCATCATAATGTTTCCAAATCTCTTCAAAGTATTGATTATCACTATCAAAGGTTTTTTCTATTGCTTTTTCAAGACAATTGAAATAATAAATAAATTCTTTTGTCTTTTTAGACCAGTAATCTCTTCTTTCTTTCAACTGCTCATTCTCTTCTTGCAACTTCTGTATCTGTTCATATTGTTCAAGGTTTGTAGGTCTTAAAAGATTCACTTCTTTTTCTAACTCTGTTATTGTGGCTTGTTGATTCATCAGTATGTCTATGAGTTCTTGGAGATTGTATTCCTTGCCAGTTTCATCACGAACACAATTAATCACATCACCATAAAATAAAACTTCAAATCGTTTCTCATTCATTTTATTGAACACTCCTTTGTATACTCTTTATTCAATCTTTTGAATACTGTGTAACGAAATTTTTCACAATCACCTAATTCCTTTCGCAACTGCTCATTCTCTTTTTGCAATTGAACAATTTGCTCATACTGTTCAACATTAGTCGGTTTTAATAATTTTATCTCTTCTTGTAATCTTTTGTTTTCTATCCTTAATTTTGCATTTTCACTATCGCTTTCTCCACAAAGGTCTTGAAGTTTACGAATGGTGGCTTGTTGCTCTGAAAGAAGTTTTGTAAATCTTTTATTCTCCTTAAACTTTTCAACAGTCAAATGTTCGATGGTGGCTTGTTGCTCATTCAACAAATCAACTACTTTCTGCTTTTCAATGACTTCTTCTTCAAAATTATCATAAACTTTCACAAGTATTTCATTAAATTTACTCTTACCCCCCACTAATGTAAATCGTTTCTCACTCATTTAATAATCACCACCTAACACATCAAGTTTAACCAATCTTGTTTTACCACAATTCTCATACAATTTATCCATCGCAGACTCCACATCCAAATCAAAAATCCTAACACAATGCTCATCAACAAGACATTCCAAAAGATTAGGTGGAATGATTTTAACCATCCCACACTTGTAACATTCCTTATCCAATTTTATGCTCTCCTTAAATATGTCCTACTCCAACTGTACTTGGTTTTCCCACACACACCACAAAAATCCGAATCACAAATTTTGCAACTCAATTCTTGCTCATATCGGCTCTGCCACTTATGTTTATTCACCAAACAATTGTAATGATGACAATGTGGGCAATAATCCACGAATGACCTTTTATGCCAAGTATACGAATGTCTGCAACCACAAGATGGTTTTGCAGTAATAGTAACAATCGGATATTTCAGTTTGACCCTATGTATCACATCATTATGTTTCACCACGATAACACTTGCACTTTCATTTACTGCAACAATGTTACTATTATTCATAACAATAGTGCCTTTTGGTATGTTATGTGGCAAGGAAGATTCATTTAAATTATTAATCTCATCTGCACTATCCAATGCCATACAAAAACTCAACAACACAATCACAACGAAAATCCCAAATAACAATCTTTTAGTGTAGTCAGTAATCACCACCTAAAGTATTCACATCTAACTTCAACTCACTATCTTCCTTTTTCGGACAATCCTCAAACAAATGATCCAATGCTTGTTCCAAATCAATAATCGCCATCGCATCGTGTTCATCCACATTGCAGACATAGATAGGATGTGGAAACTTCCAAGACACATTTTCACATAATATACAAGGATGTTTCATCAACCTTTCCTTTTGCTCATCCTTTTTTCTTTGGATTTCATCTTCATCATAACACATTATTTCACCTTAAATCCCAATCATTAAAAATATGTTGGATAACTGGAACTGTAACTGCATTTCCAACACACTTATATCTCTGATTATCACTTATCCTTTCACCATCAACACCAAATTCAGTCCAACCATCATCAAAACCTTGACATCTCTCATACTCAAGTGGAGTTAATTTCCTAACCTCAAGATCTGGTGTAACAACTCCCCAATTACAAGAACACATCAAAGTACCAACAGAATCAGATTGAACTCTACCTCTACCACCATTTTTCTGATTCAACCGACTAATCCTAACACCATCACCAACTTCAGCTTCCTTATAACCCTTACTGGTATCAGTCCTAATCTTCAAATGTTTACTATTTAAATCTTTAATCGGTTCTGAATATCTTCTGATAGTAGGAAACTTGAACTCACATCCTTTTCCAAGACACCCTTTAATGAACAATCGCTCTCTTTTTTGGGGAACTCCGAAAAATCTACTGTCAAGAATCTCATATTGAATACTATAGCCCATTTCGGCAAGAACCCTAATGATTGTCTGCATAGTTTCTCCACCTTTGTTCCATAGTAAACCTTGCACATTTTCGAGTAGAAAATATTTGGGTCTTTTGTCTTTGAGAATCCTTGCGATTTCAAAAAAGAGAGTTCCCCTTGTGTCATCGAACCCTTGCTTGTTTCCACTATTACTGAAACTTTGGCAAGGAAATCCACCAACCAAGAGTTCAAATCTTGGCAGTTCATCTGTCTTGATCTTTCTGACATCTCCCAACCATTTATGGTTTGGGAAGTGCCTACGATAAATTTTGATTGCATTTTCATCCACTTCTGAAAAACCTATGCAGTTTAACTGATCCTTATACTTGCTTTTCTGTATCCCAAGTTCAAAACCACCAATGCCACTAAAAAGGCTAATGTAATTCATCATCACTTTTCTGCTCCGAATAATAATATAAATCTGCACGAATATCTTGCAAATCGCTAATGATAGCAAGTTCAACAATCAAAATTATCAATCCCACGAAAAAATTACACAATAATAAAAATTCACTCATAATGTTTCATCTCCTACGAACAATCGAAAATCGCTCACCAAAAAATTCTCAATTAACAATATCATAATCTTTAAATTCAACTTCCAACACATCTTCACCATTAAACCACGATTCTTGCAACCACAAAGCAAGTTCCTTACCTAACTCCTTTGTATTTTCATCGTGAACATAACACTTAACAATAAAGTGCATAGCAACTAAATTAGTCATAAATTATCAATCCACCTAATAACTGGCTCACCATTATACTCTTTATCCCAAATAAACCAACAATAACAAACAGCACTTAAATAAGAACTGGGTTCATTATTCTTAAAACATTTTATTCTTTTTACAAAAATATAAATAGCACTTGGAGGATTTTTGCTAAAAAGATGTTTATACCTCTTTTGAGTTTCAATAAATTGGAGTTTGAGAAACATTGCAACTTTTCTTTTAGATAATTTTAAAGCTTGGTTTACAAATTCTAAAGAATGGGAGTAAGGAGGATTTGTTATAATATCCCCATCAAATTGTTTAGTTTCCATTAAAAAATTTACTGGTTTTTCCTCTCCAAAACCCCTATAAATTAGATCGGTGCTTCTAACATTGTAACCATAATGCTCTAACCTTTTACTTATGTTGCCCTCTCCACAAGCACATTCCCATATGTTATTGTCAAAAGTTTCATATTTCAAAAGATAATCTACTGCTATGGGATCAGTAGCATAATAATCATATTGTTCTCTTTTTTCATTTCCAGTTCCCTTACCCCCTATTGTAACCATCATATTTCGTGAGTCTTTTTGTGTTTCCATTTTCTAACTCCTTTTTGTAATGTTTAAAATATTTACAAACATAATCCAATGCTACATCATCAAATATATAATAACAAAATAAAGTTCCATCAATATACTCAGAATGGCTACAAATACTGCAACTATTGGGTATACCCATTTTTGTAATCCTCCCAACTCCTTGTTTTAAATAATATTTTGTTATTCACATACCTTGCAAAATCCTTTTGATACCTATCTGATTTATCATAAGGCATAACATAAGGATCTATCTTAAAATTTTCCCAAAGATGATTAACCCTATAAACATCTTCCTCTTCTGTACTCCAAAAACCAATTAGAACATAACAATTGATTCTTCGTGGATGAATATACTCTATAAGATGTTCAAATTTATCATCAAGGTTCTCTTTAGGATTATCCCAACCTATCTTAATTGGATAATGAAATTTCAATCGTTTTAGGGCTTCCCCTTGCTCATCATCAAATAATCTAACATCTACTCCTTGCAAGTCTACTGGTTGCCCCCATTCTACAAGTTGATCAACTGCATCTCTCCATTTTGGATTAGCGAAGAAATTATTATCTTGAACTCTAATCCAAGTTCCATTAGGGTTCAAGTTTTTAGGTTCTACTGGTTTTATGTATCCCTCCTTTTGTCTTACAACACAAAAAGGACAGTTACGAATACAACCTCTACTGAACCATATTATGCTTTGATCTGCATTTGGGTAAAGACTCCAATCATAATTGCATTTTTCGATTTCAACTGGTAATCTGCTTGTTATGTCAAAGCCAGTTCCACCAGTTATCATATCATCACGAACATAACCCTTGTCGGTGAAGTCAAAAATGCTAAAAGCATATACCTTATCGTAGGAATCGTGGAACAATGGAGAATATATTTCAACTGTATCTCCTTGTTGCTTATGATAAGTGCTTACTTGCATCATAGCAGTATTAATTATATTAGGTTCAAGATTATACAATCCAACTTTCATTTTAATCAATCTCTGCAAAATACTGATGACATTTCACAAGCCTATTCTGATTTACTGTTATCAACTGCCAACTTGGTGGTTCAAGCTGAAGATATTGTTGATCTGCATATCCCTCATATCCCAAGAAATGCCCAGTATAGCCATAGTAGACTCTTTTGTAGCCATTTGGGTATCTTTTGAGTTCGTGCCACCAAGCCAAACGATGATTATGACCCTCCAAA